ATGGATTCTGTTATTTCAACTGCTGAACAGCTGTTGGCTTTTTCAGAATGCGTTCGTCTCGCTTCTAGCGAGGAGTCAGCCGGTGTACCCCCAGCTGATGTGAGTATTAAGGGTACCCCTTCTCCGAAAGGAGATGCGAGTAAGAAGACCTCTGCGCGGACGATTCGTCGTCGCAAACAAAGGTCTGTCCGTAAGGACATGGCTACGCCTGGTGTCCAGGGCGAGGCCAAACCTGGCAAGGTTGTTCCGAGTACTACGAAACCGGAACCTCGAAATGCAAAAATGCCTCAGGTTACCGCTGAGGCTGTTCCAAAGAAGGAAGTGGTGAAGGCACCTGTATTCCGCGATATTAAGGCCTGGGTCGGCAAGTATGAACACCCGGTCAATGCGCAGGATGAATTGGCAATCTCATACCTTTCTTCTCACGGCGCAAGGGTTTGTGCGTCTTCGGATGCTAAATGGAACGACCATTCCATTTCCCATGTTAGCCGTGATCGTGCTTTCCTTACCGCCCTGGGTATTGAGGGGCGTGGCAAGAAGTCAGTGTCTGTACTTGATTGGTTTGGCAGTCCGAGGAATTTGAAATTCGTTCCTCCTGCCAGTTCTAACCTCATCGTCGAGGTAGTAAGCGCCCCCGATACCCGTATCGGGGGCGACTCCGGCCGCGCGAAAGATTTTCGTCGCGTACCGTTGAGTGGCCGAATCTTCGATGTAGTGATCGTTCAGGACGTTTACCACAATGACTCTGGCGTTAATGCCCCCTTCACATCCGCTGATGTTAAGAAACTTTGTTCCCACAGTGCCTCTGGCCATATCTACGTGATGTGCCGGTTGTTCAATGGCTTTGCTGGAGCGGATGATTTCGGGAACGGGAAGAGCGAGCAGGTTTGGTTCCGAGATGAGAAGGGGATGATTGTTTCATCTCCGGAGAAGGGGGGTGTGGAGTACGCTCCGCACCCCGATGTTAATTGGTTGCAGAAACGATCTTGTGACGGGATTGATTCCACGTTGATCGATCGGTTCGGACCGTATCACCTTTTCCGATGTGGTCGGACGTTCGTTGGTGCCATTGATTTGGCGGTACGCGATGTTCCGAAAGGCGAGGTGGTTGAGAGAAGTGTCTGCGTGAAGGTCGCCTCCTGGTTCACTCCGGTTGAGTTTATGACCTTCAAAGTTCATGAGCAGACGTTTGTTCGTGGTAGAATGTCGTTCCAAACACGTTACCCAAGTGGGCATGTGCTGGACGCGCTTGTGAGTCATGTTGATCATGACCTTAAGCAGAACTTCCAGATGAACTGCGTACAGGCCCGGTTTCCGGAAATGTACTCAAGGATTTTGGAAGGAACCACGAAGGCGATCATGTACCATGGTAGAGACACCATGTCTACAAGTTTGTTCCGTTTGCGCACGGGTTTTTCGAAGTCTGAGCGCGATCTTGAGAAAGCGAGATCAATGAAACCGTTGGAGGAACCGAGATTTTCTAAGATCTTGATGTGCTTCGCCGTCATTGTGTTGCTTATGATTCTAGATCACACGGTCCGTTATTTGAAAGACCTTGGAATTCCGTTCTTGGCTGGGGTTTTGGCCCTACTCAAGTTCTTATTTCCTACTTTTGGTAGTCTCTTTCCGGGTGCAATATTGATTGAGTATCCTATTCTCTCTGCTGTCCTTGAGGAGTTTATGAGGTTCCTTGTCCCGGAATTTACGTACAGCTTTGCTCTGTATGAAGGGTTCTGTTACAGGAGCTTCACTCCTTTCTTTTTCCATTTCTTCTGTCTCTTGGTAAATGGCCGTTACGGCCTTGGTGTCGCCCTGATTTTCCACGTGTCGTGGAATTGGGTTTTCGTGCGGCACGTATACGATGGGACCATGTATGCTAACTTTGTTGATCATTACAACGCTGGACGACGCGTATGTGCGGCTACGGGAGGTACGGTAATTCCCTCCGGTACCACCTTGCCGCCCTATGAATCGAAGATTGTCGACGGGCCCGTGAATTTCCGCGGGACTATCAAAGTCTTTGTTGATCGTTCTAAAGTTGAAATTGAGAAAGCATTGGATTTGCTAACGGGTGGGAATAGCACGAATTGTGTTTACCCGGTACTGATAACAAATGGCCTTTTATGGGAACCAGCGAATAATGAGAAAAATTTGCTGGCTGCCATCTTATGGCGTACGCATAATGATCCTTTCGTCGGGTTTGAACCCGTTGAGGTCCGCCATCAACGATGGATCTCCTTGGCGCGTGATTTGGTGGATGGAGGAGTGTTCAGTCGTTCGATTGACACGCTTCTTTCTGTTGAAGAGTGTGCCAAACTGATGGGAAAACGTGGACTTAGAATTTTGGAGGCCCACCGTCGCATTTGCAATGGTGAGACCTTCAATTTGCGCAAGACCATTTCCTTGAAGTGGAATGAAACCTTGCCCGTTGATAAGGCGATGAACTCTGTTATTTCCATGAAGCCTCGAGCGATCATTAATTTGGATGCTCGATTTCATAGTCAGATGACGTCGTATTCTCGGGCGCTTACTTATGTTTTGCACGAAATTTTTGACGGTTCTCCCCGCAACTATTTTGGTGTGACGGCGTGTATTTACTTCGCCGCCGGGTATGCTTTTGACGACCTCTGTGTCGTTGGAAATAGGATGACTTCCGGAGACTTGGTAGTCGCGGTATCAGGTGACGACTCTGTCGTTGCCTGGGGTAACACTTTTGGAAGGTACCGTGGTTTTGGTGAAGCGGATCAGTCGCAGTTTGACCACACGCAAGATTTAGGGCCGCAACTCGCTGCTGCTATTTGGATGACTAGTTTGGGTGCGCCCGGCTGGTTCGTCGATATGGTGCGCGAGTGTTGTACGGCCCCTTATACCGTAAACTTCCGTAGGTTGAGGATTAAGGGTGAAGCTGGTTGTCAGATGCCGACGGGCATCACGATGACTACTGTATTGAACTCGATGAGCACCATTTTTATGTATGCTCAGTTGTTCAAACACCCTCACCTTAACGTTCCGGAAGCAGGCCGGTCGCTGGGTTTTAAGGTCAAGTATTTCCCAGCGCTTGACGTGGGTGACGTCACTTTCCTGAAAGGGTGGTGGCGTAGGAGTCGAAATCGCCTTGTGTGGCTTCCACTCCCCTCTGCAGTTTTGAAATTGGGTAAATTGTTGCGTCCTCCTTGGGAGATCGCTAATCTGTCTCGTACAGAATTGCGACTCCCGTTGGGCAAGACGATAGCATATGGCGTGGTCGCCAATGCGCTATCTAGGAGTTATGGATGCGTGCCTTTTGAGTATCCGATCCTGGGTCCCTTTCTCCGGGTTCTACAAAAATTCCATCCTGGCCGGGATGGTCTGGTGCCTAGGATCCAATTGGAATCCTGGAAGCCAGTAGTAGCTGGTGACATTGAACTTTCTGTCGAAGCTACCGAGGCGGTGTGTAAAAGGTATGAAATTACACCAAGTGACATAGCCCGAGTCACTGCCGCTATCGAAGGCGCCTGCCGTCTGCCCTATTACATAGAAGACCCTGTCTTCGAAGTTTTAGCTGTGACGGACTATTGACTGGCAGATGGCTGCCCCTCGAAAACCGCTTGGACGCGGTTGCCATTGGGTCCCCGGTTGGTCGGCCGGAGGGAAACTATAAAATTTGAATTTGATTTCAAGTACTGTTATTTTGGCAGCAACTCAAAACATAACAAACGAATGGTTTCCCGGAAGACTAAGCAGAAACGCAAGAATGCGAATAGCATTCCTGCTATTGAAGGAAAAGGTGGATACTATGCGAGCACTTTTGTGCCTGCTATGCGGAAGCTTATTTCAGATGGTACTTTTGCCAAGATGGGTGGCTCCCTCGGGGGCTCCCTTGGTGGGATGGCCGGTACAGCTCTCGGTCCCGGAGGCACTGCCTTCGGCTCCGGTGCTGGTGGCCGTCTCGGCAAATACCTAGGTTCAGGAATATCGAAGATTCTTGGATTCGGTGATTATGAAGTGCAGGAAAATTCCCTTATGCGCGTTGGAGCCGCTATTCCGCCAGGCGAGGCGTTGCCAGCCTTTGGCGTTATGGGACAGGCTACTCGAGTTAGACATCGCGAATATATCATGGATGTCACCATACCGAGCACACCTACGGCGTTTGTTAATAGCTCTTTTGCTGTCAACCCCGGAACGGCGAGTACGTTTCCGTGGTTGGCTTCATTGGCTAATAACTATCAGCAATACAAGTTCAATGGACTCATCTTTGAATTCAAAACCCTCTCCAGCGACATTACAGCAGGAGGAGCTTTGGGATCTGTGATTCTTGCTTCGAACTATGATGTTGTGAATCCTGCATACACCACCAAGATTGACATGGAAAACTCCCAGTATGCCGTGAGCGCGAAGCCTTCTTGCTCACAGATTCATACCATGGAGTGTGCTCCTGACGCGACAGCCAACAGGCTGTATTACGTTAGGAACAATACGAATTCCAGTGTCGCTGGCCAGGACAATCGTTTTTACGATTTGGCGAACTTTCAACTTGCAACCGCGGGCCTTCCTGGCTCTGCCGGTACGGTTATTGGTGAGCTTTGGGCCAGTTACGATGTTTCCCTGTACAAGCCTGTGATTAACGAGAACTTCTTAGGAGCGTTTATCACTTCTGTTGCGCCGTCTAAGACTAGTTTCTTTGGTACTAGTCCTACTACGGTTGGCAATGGAATTAGGGCGTCTGTAAATACAATCACTTTTTCTCAGGCCGGAGACTACCTCGTAACCTTCTATCCAGGAGGAACGGGGTTGAACTTAGGCCTTACCTTCAGCGGCACGTGTACACCGGTACAAGTTGCGTCCGACTATGCTGGCGGATCCACTGACCACATTTCGGTGTCGGTCAAAGCGAAAGCCACGCAACCAGGACAAACCTTGGTGGTTAGTGCTGCGGCTGTAACTACTATCACGGATGGACAGACCCTGGTGTCGACCTGGGACTATAATTTTGTGTAGTAGTAGTCTTTTTAGTTGCTCGCTACGATTGAAAAGTGTTGGATCATTTGTATACCCTTATAAACAACCAACCTTTATCGAAAGTCTGAATGTATGACTACTTACGAGATATTGCACCGTTGCCCATGAATGAAAGTCTATGGCAG